GGAAGGGAGCTGCTTCGAAAGGTACTGAGATGCAAGGTTGCGGGACCACTGATCCCACTGACCCTCTTCGCGAACATAGTTCAACGCCGAGAGCTTCGATTTCCCAGTCTTAGGATCCTTGTACTTCTTCTGGGTTACAGAAGCGCCAAATGGATTGACTGGATCATTGCCCTCGTTCAGCTTAAGAACCGTATTGTTCTTCGGGCCACAGACAGGCGTACCCCGCTTCTTATTCGAGTTAACTCGCATGTCAACGCCCGCTGGCAAATCGTCTGCGTAGACGGCCATACCCTTGACATAGTGTGTCTTATCGACTGCAATACGAACCTGTGCATATACGCCATTGGCGATTGTCAACTCGGGCACTCCTCGACGGAGTTCGACAACCCCATCCATCTTCGAGCCGCCGTCCTCATCATACACGACTTTGATGCGCTTGCTCGAGATAGAGACTGGTGTCTGCATGAGGCCTTTAATGTTCCCGCCTTCGTCGATAGTAACTCGAGGCGAGCGGATCTTGTCTCGGTTGGACAGCACGTCTTCTTTAGTAGTGCCTGGTTTTGCCAGGACCTTGAGTTCGGTGAACTTACCCTCGTCTTCAAGGCCCAATTGTTTGACATGCACGATGTGTGTCGTATAGCCAGCGTCTTTCAGCGCCTGGATTGCCGTATTCAGCTGAGTGCTGGAAACACCCATGCGGACTTCAGTTCCCAGACCATACTCAACATACCCGAGATCTTTCACAGAGTCCTCGAGCAGCTTCTTAGCGTCTGCGATCTTATCGCTCTTTGCTAGCTGCCCGCCTTCTGAAAGTTTACGAGCTGTCGAGATGCTCACGCCAAGTCGATCTGCAATTGCCGCGTAGGACACGCCCTTCTCTCGCATCTGACGAGCGATCGCAATGTCCCCCTGTCGCTTAGTGTCTTTAGCGAGGGCTTTGCGAGCTCGGAGCTCGGCAGTATTCATCCCGAGTGCTTCTGCTGCTTCAACTTCGCTGTATCCGAGTTTCTTCTGGAGTCTTTCGATCTCGGCAAGAAAGTTTGTGGCCTTCTGATACGGATCGCTTCCAGAGCCCCACTTATACCGACCTGAGTGAGGGGTCATCCCTTCATGCGGGCGTCCGATGTGGCGAATAGTCTCGCCGGACTCGATGTCCGTCTTGATAATCATTCCCACATCCGATCCTTCTTCGAGTCGTAGTACCATACTCGAGGCTCGCCCATAATCCAATCCTCAATCTTGTATAGTCCGCATTTCACGCAGCGATCGGCGAGACAGAAGATTGACATATGGCCCATTAGACGAGAAAGCGGACCCTCAATCGGGGCACTATGCCAGTTGTGGAAGATGCACATTATTCATCCTCCTTAGCGTCCTCGATGAGTTTGTCAAAGTAGACAATCCGATCCATGATCTCAAGGATCTCTTGACCGTCCGCCTCTTCGACTACGACCTCATCGTTCTGGTAAATGCGCAGCTCGATTCGCATGTCCAGAGGCCGCTCTCGATACTCGAGGCAGAAGAGCGCCGTATAGACTTTGAGCTGGGCCATAGATGCTCGGCTTGTTCCAGTCTTGAGGTCGTGTACTCGGAGTACACGACGCTTCTCATCAAATGAAATGGCGTCGGCCGTCCCAAAACAATTGATGCTATAGTAAAGCACTTGCTCGGGCGTCATCTTGAAACCGATGGCGTCGTTCACATATGCATTGAAGGTCGCCGAGTTTCGCGGCATGCGCATCCCAAGTCGAATGTGCTCTGCGGCTAGGGCATGAAGTCTTGTGCCGAGGGCAGCAGCTTGAGCAGACTTGAACGTGGAGATGAGCTTCTCTTCGTCATAGTTCAGCCACGAATACTTCGAGGCTGAGAGGAACGCATGCTCGCCAACGAGCTTCTTGTGATCAGCGAATCGCATCGAGCACCTCATCCCAGTTTTCAGGGTAGGCCACGAAAGTTCGGAAGCCCATGGCATCGAGCTCACCCAAATACCATTCTTGATTGGGCTGATAATCGCTCTTCGTCGGCCGAGTCTTCTTCAGCTCAATGATGATAGCCTCGCCACCGATCATAAACACGGTGAGATCGGGGATGCCCTGCCTGTACGAAGCATCATTCTTCAAGACCAATGCTCCCAGTGACTCGAGATCTTTAACGACCTTGTCCTGGAAGCGGCCTTCGGGTGTGCGTGCCATGACGTTCCTTTCGTAGCACGGGCGAAAGACCTTGAGAAGTGTGTTGATCGACGCGTAAGGTGTCGGTCCCTTCTCATCATAGGCCATGTGTTTTTAACGATTGGATGCATCTCTTCGGGTAGTTTGTCCAGTTTGTCCCGTTTTTGCGATTTTTTCCTTACTTGGCTATATATCTCTATTTTTACTGTTTTTTCTACTTCTAGCTCTAGGGAGAAAAAAAACGGGACACGGGACAGACCAAGACTTTTCGTTGGAATTGCAAGGAAAAATCCTGTCCCGTTTTTGTCCCGTTTTTACTCAAAACCGGACACTTTTTCACCCAATGAGAGGTTTGTGGCACAAACCTGTCCCGTCTGTCCCGTTTTTGTCCCGTTTTTAAAATCAAAACTGGACAAAAAATGTCCACCTTTTATAACGATTTGGTAACGATTTTGGGCTCAAATCTAGGACTTTAGTCCTATGTTTACGCCTACTTTTGGCAAAAACTATGACCCGTGTGGATCATAGTTTGTTCGCTCTAAGCGAACCTAGATGACCCGAACCATCCCATCGCACTCAGTATCGACTCGAGCAAACGAGACATTCGTCCAATGGGCATACCCATTTTCCCCGAAAGGAATTAGCATCCTATCGCGAAGCATGAGGTCGAACGTCTCTTTCGAGATAGTTTTAATCTCGAAGTTATTGTCGAAGAGGACAATCGCGCCCGGCCTGATCGGAAGCCGTGCTCCAAGATCGCTCACAAAGCATGGCCAAGTCTCGCCATCCTTCGTCACGAGCTCCACATTAGATCCAAAGAAACGACCAATCCTCTCAGGGTCATGCGCATCCTCAATTACATATGCATGCATAAGATCTTCGAAAGCGACCTCGCACTCAAGTCCTTCGATTCGAGTTGTAATACGCTCGCTCATTGAATGTTCCCTTCTTTTCAAGAGCCTCTAGTATGGCCCTGTCAATAGTCGATCGTGTGTAAATCCTATGGCAGTACAAATTCCTGTACCGAGTATTCAGACGGTCGATCCGCCCGAATGCTTGCTCGCTGATGGACCATGAATAATTCAGCGAGAAGAAGACTACCGTATCGGTAGTCGTGCAATTCCAAGCCTCCGCAGAGGAGTAATGCACCAAGTATACCCACGTCTTCCCCGAAGGTACTGGGTCATGTTTATGACCATTATACTCCGCGTACGGACGCCCCATTGAGGCGCACATCTCACGAAGCATCTCAAGCTCGTAGTCGAAGTTATAGAAAACCATCATTCTAAGGCTCTCAGAGCCAATCTGACGGACTTTCTCGACTCGACTGTGGTTTTCATTGACTACGCGTCTTTGGACCCTACAAAGGGCCCCTGCGTCCCTCTGAGGGGCTTTCTCGTAAGGGTCCCATCGACGCTTTGTCAAGTCATCGTACAAAACCTTATCATAAGAGACCACATGGTCAATGACGTGCCTAACTGTTTTGCGCTTATCCTCCATTGGTACGCAGATCTGCTTCTGGATCTTGCGAAGACGACCCTCGTTAATGTACTTCTTCACTTTGGGATACTTCGCATAGCGATCCCATATAACATGTCTGTCATAGAAGTCAGTACGATTCTTATAATAGCCGTTCGCAATGAAGAGGGGGACATAATTCATCCAGATATCCCCCGGGGTGGCGGAAAGCAGAATCCAGTCGTTCTTCGAAGCAATCTGATAGAACGCCTCAACCCACTTCCCACCACCCCGAAGTTTCTGCTCGTCGAAGATGAAGAAGCACCCCTCTTTCGAAGTCACTCGCCCGATGTGGTTCCAAGAGACCACTGTCGTGCGCTCATCATAAGCGCCGAATCGAGCGAGATCTACCCCCCATTCGAGGTCATCGCGCTTCTTAGGGGTGGTGACAATGACTAGCTCTTGATCCGCATGAGCCATATACCAGTAGCCCAAAGCCGTCACCGACTTCCCGCTACCAGTCCGCCCCATCAAGACGCATCCGTCATGCATCCGACCCAACGCGTCGAGCTGGTCCGGGTACAGTATCCGCTTCACTCGAGACTTAGTCATTGTCACCACCTCCTATTTACTCTTCGGGGACGTCGCCCAGGACCTCAGGAACCTCGGGCTGCTTTGCGACTTCTCGGAGATCGCAATTCCCATTGCCGTCCACGCATCGAGGCAAGACAGTCACTGTGTATGTGACCGTATCCTCATTGACTTCTCTAGTCTTCCAGCAAGGCGCAGCCGCGCACCACAAGGATGAGAATCCCTGCTCAAGACACACATCTCGCACTTGTGTCACATCGTACTGATGCGACTTGAAACAGACGTACGGTCTAGGCTTTTCATCCTCGAACGGCCCACCCCTCTCAAGGAACTTATCAAGATCGTCAATGATTGCCACATACAGATGGCAAAGCTCAGGGTCGTCATCTTCATAGTAGCAAATCGCATGCGTAGCTTCAGGCAGCATGAGCTGTTCGAGAATTGATGAACTGGAGGTCTTGTATGAGACCTCCACGCGAGGATCCCTCTTCGACCAGAGACTGATCGTGACACTCGTCAAGACATCGGCCCGCGCTAAGACCTCCATCACATGCTCGGGGATCGAGAGGTCGAAGATGACACCTCGTCGGTAGTTCGTAACGTCAAGCATTAGTGCTCCTTTCCAAGTACTGTTCCAGTCCCGCTATTTCTTTAACTCTTCCACGAAGACAAGGTTCGGGAGTTTTGCTGCGAGAACCTTGAATCCGTTTGTCTTGACTGCATCGAGGCGGGCATTCAAAGACACCTCAACTTCCATTGGGTTCGCTCGAGTCACCTGTAGGATGCTCGGATACGGAACTACATCCCCATCAAGGAATCGAGTATCCCCAAAGCAATAATCTTCAATGAGGGTCTCGACAACCGCCTCAGTGTCGAGGAGCGAGATATGCACCGCCTTATGGTTGCGATGACTACCATGCCACCAAACCTTCAAGGGATCGAAGCTTGGCTCCGAGTCCCCATCCTCGAGTTTGATCCATTCGACGTTCGACGGCGACAGAAGCTGCGAGTCTTTATCGACCGGGTGCGCGGCATAATCGTATCCAGTGATCATGTCCCACACGTCTGCATGAAACACATAATGCCCTGATACCAAGCCTGAATAGACATTGAAAGGTCTGAACGTGACACTCTTCAACCCACCAAGTCTCTTGCATAGCATTATCTTATCATAGACGTATTGACTAAGATGGTATGCGTAGTACATAGTTGGTCCTTTCAAACTTCGGCACCGACCATCTTCAGTCGATGCCAGCATTCAGTTCCATTTGCTGGGATTGGAGGTGCTTCGATTACACCTCTGTAAGCGCAATCCATATCCGAAGGGTACCTGAAGAGGATCCAAGGCTTCGAACGCGCCGTCGCTTTAGCCCCTTCAATGTACCCTACATCCGCAAAGACCGGCGCCCAGAGCGCGGCATCGAAGGTTCGGAGATTAATCGGACCTTTGTGTTCAGGCCGCATCTTGACGCCCGTACCATGTCGGATGAGATTTTTCACCATCTCATTGTAGTCCTCATAGTACACCATTCGACTCTTCTTAACGACAATTTCGGGCACGTTGTCGTTAATCGAATACCACCCAGCCTTATTGACAGTTTTGTAAGCGGCTTCGGTTAGTCGATACGCCACCTCGATGTCCTTGCCTGGGCGGTAGAACCGCACTGTACAATCCTGTATACCGTCCATCCGGTACGCCAAAGCGATCTTATCGCTCCACAGACGGAGGTCATAAAGACGTACAAGGCCTCTGGATCCTGCTCGGGGAAAATCCAGGATTTCAGCTGTCATCGTCTAACCACTTCCATGCTATCATGCCTACCAAAAGCGCGACTATTGCGCAGGCTTCTTTAATGGCCATCTAGTCCCTCCATACGATATGTATTCAGTAATTCACAAGCAACAAGAACAGACTACAGGCTATCTGCTCCTCAGCGCTCATCTTTAACCAACACCTTTGCGATCTGATAATACCGAACCAGGAATGGAGTGAGAAGAAGTGCCTTGAATGCGATATCGAGAATCATCTTTATCACCCCCGAATCTCCCGTACAAAGATCCAAATCAGCCACAGTCCGCCCGTGGCGAGAGTGAGGAAAGCGTCGAGCAGAAAGCTCGCGAATGTGTAACGGCGCATGGTAATGTCCCTTCAGTAAGTAGTGTCGTCGGTGTCAATGTCGAGATAGGAGATATTGTAATGCCCCTCTGAGTCGAGGCGCTTGATATCTGGAATAAGAGTTACAACTAGCTTGTCAAGATGCCTGGAGGTCATAACATCACAATGGTTACAAAGATCATCAAGCCACCGAAGGACCTCGATTGGATTTCGGATATCAATCGCACCAGGCCCAGCATGATCGCTCGAATCGAAAGCGCAGGATTGCGGCGTCGAATCAAAGCGAGTCGTAAACATCACTCTTTTATCAATGTATTTGCCATTCTTGGTCGTCTTGATCAGACCATATGCGGCCTCCATCCAAGTACATGTTGTATATCCTTCGGCATAATCGCGCTTGTAATCATCGATTTCAATAACTACATATACGTGGTCAAGCAAACCCGCTTCATCATCAGAATACGTGACCGTAGCAGACTTCACAAGTCCAGCATCAGTGAAGAACTTAACCATGTCTGCGGGATTGTCGAAGTTGTAACGCTTCTCTTTAGTAGTCATCTTGTACATGCGCATTTTTCGAGGTTCCTTCCTAATCGAATCAGATCAAACTATTGAGAAGTGCCAATATTGACTCTTCTCATGTCCATGCGCTAGACGATTAATATAGCTCTGACTGAGGCCCACAGCGCGCCCAGCGGCAGCTATTGACTCGTATGTGCAACCAGTCTCATGGCAGTAGACCGGTACCATATGACGATATTTCCGCCCCCCATTCGGGATTGGGGTAGGGTCATATTCCATCACCAATGTGTCGGCCACGTCAACGCCCCACACATCCTTCACGAGTTTAGCGATGGGATACCAAATGCACTGGATCTTAACGGCCCAGCGGTAACCCCCAGCGCCGAAGTGTACGCGCTGAGGCTTAACGATCTTCCTGCTTGAGGAAGACCATATTCGTCCTTGGCTACTCACCCGAACGAGGAGGTCTGGGTGATCGCGCCAAACCTCCTCGTCGCGAGTAGCCCCTTTCGAGGCGTATGTCATATCAGCTCTCCTGTGCCATTAGGAGCGATGCGTACGTGATGATCGGCGGATCGGACCGATCAGAGATATCATAGCCGCCTGCCATATAGACATCCGGCTCGATGGATGTCACGGACCATATGTCCGTGTTATGGTCGTAATAGAGCCAGTCGCCTTCGAGAATCTCAAGGACATCCTGAGGTGCGTCCACGGTGCAATCCTCGAGATCAAGACCATTCGGGCCAAAGAGATCCGCAAGCTCCTCAATCACCGGCATGTTCTCGGGGACGAATTGGATGAACGTCGCGACCGGTACAAACTCGAAGTCATTCGGTCCCATCCGCCTCACCCCCTATTCCGTACTTCCTGTCGATGTCATCCGGCCGCACACATACGTACATCTTCTCAATATACGCCGACGCCTTATCCCCACTGCCATAGTAATAGGGATTAAAAGTGACATCGACGTTCCATACATCTGCGAAGTCGATGATACCGATTGTCTCACGAGTGAGAACGGCCCGATCCATAGTCCGAGGATCATCCTCAGGATCCCCCGACAGAACCACTATTCGAGGATCACTCATGCCCCCAAAGGAGCAGTTGAGCTTCAACGTATACGTTGAAGCATCTTCAGGACAGCCCTCCCGAGGGGCGAGCTCTCGGACGTTATACCCCTGCTCTCGAAGAGATGGTACGAGGTCCGAAGGGATGGTGATATTACAATTCGGACGTGCGCCATTCGGATTGAAGCGATCGGGTGCCCCAGATAGGTTCACCCGAAAGATGAACCTCGTACCCATGATTGTGGTGCTATTCCGAGCCATCGCTGTTTCCTTTCTTAGAAGTGAAGACAAAGACCACAGCAATCAGTACCGCGGTCAAGAAGTCGATTATTCGATCTGTTATGTAGTAAATGACTACTCCTCCTCAATCCATCGCCTCATGACGATGAACAGCGCAACCCACGCAACACCGCTCAAGACGAACAGGACGAACTCAATGATTGGATTCGCGATGATAATAATACCCACCACTGCACCCAAGATAGTGGCGAGAAGAATCAGTGCTTTCTCAATTGCATTGAACTCGAACATGATGTGGTTCCTTTCAGATTCAGCGAAGGGTGAGAACCATGCCCTAAATACTCTGCAAAAGCCTCTGCTCCATGTGGAGCAGAGAATGATTTCAAGCGGGTCGAGTCGACCCATAGCCCCCCACGAGGGGGAGCGGGTGATTCAAGGTGGAGCGGCTAGCGCTCCACCAAGCGTTGCTCTTCTCCCCGATGAGGGAGAGAGTGATTGCAGAGTAAATGGCGGAGATGACCTTCATGGTCAATCCTTTCAATCAAGGGGTATGGTTCTCACTATACTCCTTGTGAAAAAACATGTTTTAGCGGAACATCACCTCTGGTTCTACATATTTGTTAACGATAGCCCATGCTTCGGCCATTTTATGCTCAGCGAACCCCCTATCCACATAAGATAGGGGGTCTTTCCCGTCTTTATTGGCCAAATTGAGGATGTCCTCATCTTTAGCCCACCTGAACCCCTTAGCAGAAGGCGCAGAGACAAATTTACCGTCTCGAAACACTTCCAAATACCCCCCAGGAGTATCAGGAGTCACAGGAACCACTGTCGAGATTCGACCTAGGAATTCCCTTTGGGGATTTTCAGGAGTTCCGTAATTCAAATGCAGAGCACCCTTCATGACTTGTCGAGTTTCGACGAAATCAGCAAAGGCATCATTCCGTCCCTCAACGAAATGGTTGTAGACATACGGATGCTGGAACTGCGCCCCTGTCGCATCCCATCCGTCCTCGTCTTTTGCGAGATAGACTGCTTTGTTGACGAGCAGGAAGCGCTCATACACCGCCTCCTCCTCGAAGAAGTATCCCCACTTCTTTCCGAACTCCATCACGAAGTCAATGATCTCGGGAGTAGCGTCCACGATCTTGACAGAGTCCGTCTTGATATGAACCACTTTCGCCCCTCGAGATTGGAGCTCGTGTTTCAGATCAATCATGAACAAAGCCCCTCGCTTCGCCACGATATTGTCGAGGTTCTTCGAAGGATCGCGCCCATTACAACGAGTTGGGAACTTAGCCGCCGTAAGGCCATATACGGAGTTAATAGCGATTTTCAAAGCAAATGCCAATGCCTTGTCGTTATGCCCCGCAAATGGCCTTAGAGCGCCTCCTAGAAGGGTTTCTACGCCCTTCTTGTCGCCCTTCTTCACGGCAATGCGCGCATCCACGATTTCCTTGAATCGTTTAGTGTATTTCGGACCGAAGCATTCCATCGCGATCAATGAATGCGGATGCATCGAGGCGATGTCTAGGAGAGCTACATTCTCGTAGTAGCCTTCCTCCTGATAGACATAGCCGCCCTCTCCGACAGTTTCACCTCGATAGGTGCTCACACCATCTTTGAAAGAATATCCCGAAAAGTCCTTCGTGAGATCGCGATGGACGAACGGCGGATTCTTGTCCTTCCCAAAGATGATCTGTTGTGTGTGTTGATTGGTCGTATGGTTGACTGTTAACCCAGAAACCTTCGCCAGAATCTGGCGAGCCTCCCAGTCTGCCTGGCGCGCATGCCACACAGCACGAGTCGCACGAACGTCGTTCTGGTTATACTCCGCGACTTTTGAAATGAGTTCCTCTGGAACAGGCTGATCCCAAGGAATGCTCATTTCCATATGCGGCAATCCGAGCTCGACTTCCCAAGCCTTGAGACTTTGCTTCTTCGTCGAGAAATCGTAGACGTCCGTATACGAAACATTATATGCCTCAGTAATCATGGCATCTTGCGACTTATTAATGATTCGCTGAGACAGATTGAAGCACGACTTATTATCCCCGCCCATGTAGCGATGGTACATGATGTGATTGTCGTAATTTCGGTTATTGAATCCGACCAAAGGCATCTCGAAGAGCTTGCCGACTTCCTCGGCTGAGGGGTTGATCAGTGTCACCACCTCTGCGTCGTCATGGTCTCGCATCCAAGACACCATGAAGAGATTCGGATACACCTCGATGTCGAAAAAGACGGGCGAGACAATACCAGGATCGCTTGAAGATCCCTCATACGTGCCCTCCTCAATATCTTTCGACTTCAGCTTGAGCTGGGCATAGATCTTGAGGCAGGCCTGCTTTTGATGTGTACTATGAATCGCGAAAGTCATAATTGAATTTCGCATATCACTCAAGTCGTAGCTCAAGTCAGAAGCATACGCATCGTCCAGGATCTTCTTGATGAAGTCCATGGACGGTTTGGTCCCGGGGTGCACCCCCTTTCGAAGATTTCGCTCGATTAGCTCGCGAAGCGCTTTCTCGCTTGCAACTTGCTTGGCGTTAATCACAGACTTCCTTTCTTTGAGAGGGAGACCGCTCGAAATATGAGCGACTTCAACATCGTTGCATCGAGACAGTCTACGCCTAAGCGAAGCACGCCCGCGGAAGACTTTAACCTCAATATCTTTTGAGAACTCTGACGCCAGCTCCGAGGCATCTCCATCGTATATATAATGGAGATGCAGCCCGGAACCGCTCTTACTCCATTCGGCGTATGTCTTCGGGAAGGCACGTGCTGCCCCGATATTGAGCTCCTGAGACTTCTCACCAGAGGCGTCTTTCAGATCGAAGTCGATGACGATATGATTCTCAGGAGGCCTGACATAGTGCAGACGAGAGGTATCGAGGTCGGCCAAGACAGTCGAGACATCGTCCCACTTCGAGACAGGATATCCCTCATCATTGGCATACTGTGCTGGGCGCTCAGCGAGCATGCCGTCTACTCTAGAGTCCAGAGCTTCTAGCGATAGCCAATCGGTCTCTGGCGCGCCATATATCGTAGTGTCCGATATGAGTTCGTATCGGAAGTCGTCGAACCAACAACTGACTCTCGACGTTCCGACCCGCTTCCGATCCGAGTATTCTCTGAAGTAATTCATAAACTCGTCTCGGAATTTCATCTTCGAGAGTGGATGCTGTATCGCACTCTCGTCGCAGTATTCCCTATACAAAGCATACGCGCGCTTAAGGCTAATTCCATCTGTGAATTCCTCGACATATTCGCCGACGAAGTTCCTTATGAAGTTCGTCTCGAGCATCATACGCTGGGGCTTATACGCATCATAGTAGTGCGGGCCACGAGCCTTGTAGACCTCTAGGCAGAGCTGGGCCACCGCTCCGAGGTTGTTCATGATCTGAGCCATGAGATCCAAATACTCATCTGAAGGAAGAGTATCTCCAGTAGGCACTACATCAATCAAACGGCGCGTTAGTCCGGACTTCGCGTCTGTGATCTTGACTGGTTTATTAGTACCGACCCACAAGGACGAGTTAATCTGCATCTCATATAGAGGCTTATTCTTCTCGTTAACGAGCATCATCTCATGACTCACAATCGAGTTGAGACGAGTATTGTCATCGAGTCTGGACAAGTCCCCATCATGGTCCACGGCCACAAGAGGATTGCGCTTGAACGGCTCCATAGCGAATGAGTCGCCTGCATTGCCCAAGGCCTTGGCGCTGAAGGCCCCGCAGTACCCTTGGAAGAGTCGCTGGACGATATTGAGCATAGTCGACTTACCAGATCCAGAAGCCCCGTACAAAACAATGAACTTCTGGATCCATTTGCTATCGCCCGCAACAATCGAGCCTATAGTCCACTCTATCTTCTCACGCTCCACCGGTGCATAAAGAACGCTGATCAGGCGCTCCCATGCACTAGCATCCCCCTCGCCCAGGGAATATGGAAGACGCTTCGAGACATACATGTCTTTACGAACTGGCGTGTCCGCAAATGTCAATGTCGTGTCGAGCGGCGTAGCGTTATCGGATAGAGACCGGACAAAGGCCTGGAAAGCAGACCAACGACCCGACGAGAAGCTCCCGAGGTATTGTACTTTTACTTCGGTATCTTCTGATGGATGATTCCAAACTGCATACTCTCGTAGATCGTCATCCACGAGCCTCTGCACATCGTATTCGTTGTCGCTCCACAGGCCCTTGTCCGGGTCCCAGATCGCATAGAAGGATTTCCCCCGAATCATTAGGTCATTTGATCGGGCAACGACGAAATCCGGAAATATCGTCGTAACACCTTTCTCACGACGTGACAGAATTCGGTAGAAATCCATCGAGACTCACTCCTCGTTGCTTTGCATCCAGGCTTGCGCTTGCCACCACATACCGAGCTCACGCATGTCAGTAACAAGCTGCCCCTGGACGATTGGGATATCATTGTCGATTCGGAACCAGCCCCCTGCGCCATCAGGAGCGTAGTGCCGATCAAGAAGATCCGAGATGCGGTCGCGTATCTCTTCCTGAGTAATACTGAAGGTCTTGATGAACCTATCAGTATAGTGCGAGAGCAAAACAGACTCCAAGATTACTTGGAAGTAGTACCTTGCCGTATGATCCGTCGCAGTAACAAGCGTCATTCGATTGACGAACGCGTAGATCACTTCGAGGACGGAAGGTTCTCGAGTGAAATAACACCCGTTCTCCATCCGCGCGTACCATGCGTCGTCAATGCGAGCCATATCATCTGACAAGTCAGATCGGAATGAAATATCATGCAGAATTTTAAGCAAAGTCCCATACTCGAGATCGGGATCAAGCTCGCTCTCCATGAGGTCGAACCACTCGGTGCAAGACTCGTACGTCATTTCAACTCCTCCGGCCAGAAGGCCTTGGAGGGAATGACGTGAATCTTGAGCGTACTGTCAAGATGCGGCGAGATGACTTCTGCTCGCCAAGTGTCCTCATCCCCTACGAAGTTCGCATCCAGGAACTCTGCGAGGCCTGGGAATGCGTCTGTGACTTCGTAGTCGTCCGAATCTAGTAGACGTTTATCATCTACCGCATACTTGAAATCAAGCACCGTCTCGGGCGGCCACTCGTCAGATGAAGAACTCTTGAGTGAGTACTCGTCTGGCGTGGTCTGGTCTACACTCCCGGAATACCCCATATCGGGTTGGGGTGTTGGTTCGTCCTCTTCAGGATCTACAGAAGGCCCATATGTTTGTTCAACAGCTTGATTGAGCTGTTGTCGCACAGCCTTAAGGTCCTGGTTGACCTTATTGAACGCTTGCGTTGGAGTAGGCGCTGTGCCTCTGCTCGAAATACTCCCGTCAGAAGACTTTGACCGAGCGGCACCGTCAACGCCCTTTTCAAGGCGATCAATACGCCGCTTCATCACATATAGCACTTCGTCAGAGACCATCTTCAAAGCCGCGACCTCGTCCTCAAGACGCTGCACCTCTTCGACGAGGTCTTTGTTATTCTGTCGCGTGCCGACGTAGGCGCCGATAATAGCACCTACACTGGCAGCAGCGACGCATGCGATTTTGTACCACATATCAACCCGCGATCAGGTTTGTAGTGGGATTAAAGTTGAGCTCCCACCAAATATCCCCATTGGGCTCACGTCGAAGCTCGGGATCGAACTCAATGGGATCGCCGTCTGAAGCCCAGCCCATGACTGCCCCGTACCTCGTACGCTGCATGCCGAGCGCATCGTAGACCTCGTTAAGGAACACGTGCCCTCGAGCAGCAAGTTTGTCATTCATGAGTCGCTCGACCATCTCGAGAAAATTGACATTAACCGTCTCAGACGGATCGAAGTTAGGGTTTGACTCGCTGAATGACCAGTTAAAAATATCCTCATCAGGAAGGATGCTTCGAGACTCGACCTTTCGCTCAGAGAGAGCATTGCCGATCGATTCCTTAACGTCCTCGAGGCTCTCAGCCTCAGACGCCTCGTCGACCAAAGCCGAGAGGCGAGCGTTGTCCTCCTGGGCGATAGCCAGCGCAGAAGACAAACCTGCGATCTGCTTGAGGGCATATCCGTGGCCGATGAATACGCAGCACACACCCCCAGCGAAGAGGCCAATCGGCAAAGCATACCGGCGAGCAGTAGTCAGAAGAAGCATGTACTTCTCTCGATTAATTGTCTTCGGGTCCGCACCCTCGGCCTCAAGCTCCGCGATCTTAGTAAGCGCGGGCTCAGAAACCTCCTCGTGATAGCGGAGAGACTTGGTGGCGCCAATTACTGCGCCAGCGCCCATAGCGCCAATACCAAGCCCCGTCCAGATTGTTGCGGCGTTGCGAGCGAAGAACAGGCTCGCTTTGCCGAGCAAGATGCTCATGCTCATGATTGTTGTATCCTTTCAGAACAGTGTGTCTTGATTAATGTCTTCGTCGAACCTTTCAGATTCGACCTTGTCGAGCTCTTCCTCGAGGAAGAGTCGCCTGAAAATATCCCAGCACATCATCTCTCCTGGTATCTGGGCTCAGGCAGATCGAGGATGTAACCATTTCGCACACGCCGTGTTCCCGCGTAGCGGAGATCATTCCAGATCCAGCGCTCGTCGACAGGCGCAGTGGAGATGCCGACCATGTTATAGAGATCGCCCACAGTCACCGCGCCGTATCGGTCGCAATTCGCCTGCATTTGCGAGATGACGGACTGTGCCTCTTCCCGAGTATCGAGGAGAATATCCCCGTAGTCAGGACGCCTCTCCTGAGGCTCGTAGCGTCCAGAAGCTCGTCCGACAGGGTTATTCGGACTCGAGTAGTTGGTACGTTGAGTCCAAGCTGACGAATATAGCCCAGGCGTTCCAGGCCTACGCCCACCATAGCTCTCGCCGTACAAAGCACGCTCAGTGCCTTGTATAATCACCGACGAGATAACATCGCGCAGTGATGGGAGTAGCACATCCCTCAGAACATACGCTCCCCAATCCCTAGCCCCCGTGACGAAGACCGCACGAAGGGCTCTCTTTGAAGGGCTGGTAGCGAGTCGCCCTTGCGCGACTTTCTCAATCTTCTCAGGGGGCGAGGTGGCCGCGTTGACTGCTTTAACAGCCTTCACAATCTCCTCGTCATGAGAAGGACGAATAGGCGCCGCGTCTGTCACTTGGCGCCGCCCTCGGTCTCAGCGATCTTCTTGCTAATGGCACCCCGCGCCTCCTTAGGCACGATCTGAGTGATGAAGTTGATGGCGCTCTCAGGAGACTCCATGATCTTGTCCATGGCCGCGTCAAGCGCGGCAGAGGACTCGAAGGCTTCTCGAAGCTCCTTGTTCTTGATGAAGCGACGGCCATCCGCCGACTTCTCGCCATAAGCCGAAACAGCGAGATCCTTGAGGATCTCATAAACGTCTCGCCCATCGCCAGTCTTAGCGAGAGTGGTGAGTCGGGTTACTGGATCGGCGGTAGTCTTGAACAGCCCCATAACGTCACTCTTCGAGAGGTTGAAATAGAGCACCTCCTGCACCTCTTGGTCCTCATCGAACATGTTTGGATACGCTACGCTAATACGAAACACTTGTAGTGTCCTTTCTGAATTGTGAAAGCCCTTGCTCCGTGTGGAGCAAGAGCGGGCTGAGAACAAGGCTCTTGACTCATACCTTTGCGGGGTATGAGCTGAGAGCAACCGCGTCAGAGATCAGAGATCTCATCAACGGAGTCCTTAAGGATTTGGACGTCCTTGAGGATAGCGCATAATATATGCTAGGGTTCTCATTATGCGCCATGTGAAAAAATAACAAGCGAAGCCCCTACCCCGTGTGGGGTAGGGTTAGAGTCACTCCTCGTCAGGGTCGTCAGAGTCGGTTAGCTTACTTCCGGCAATCAAGCCGAGAGTAACTATTCCGACAATCGCGGCGCCATAAGCGGCGCCGGCAATAACCTCAGTTCCCACGCGGTGGGCAATGGGGTGATTCTCTTTGAAATTGGCCCGCTTCGCTGAGAAGCGGGCTCGGAGTGTCTTCTTCTCTTCGGAAGAAGGCGTAATCTTGTCAGCCATGGTATTCCTTTCTTCGTAGGTATGGCTTCCATTAGAAGCCCTGTGAAAAATATCACCCGATCACTTTGTAGAAGTTCGGGCGAGGGGGAGTCTGGAAGTCCACCACGACACACGGCGCACCATTCTTCGCAATGGAGGCTGTCTTGTCGATCTCAAGTTGCGTCATAATTGGCCATCCGAGAATATCCCCAGATGAGGTCGGCGGGAGGTCCAGATACTCGTAGTATTGGTTGAGGCTGACCGAATCCCCACAATTCAACTCATGATTCACGAAGTTAACCGCAGCATCCACATCCGAAGGCGATGCCGCGAAGTATCGTCCCGTGAAAGCGTCACAGAACAGGACATCTCCGTCGGGTACTACGATCTTAGACCTATCATCCGAAGTCGTAGCAGTGATCTGAGCGGCTTTATTACGCACCTCCTCTCGAGTCTCCTCAGGCAGTAGGTCTACTGCGCCCTTAATCGACTTATACTGATTCTGCGTGGCTGCTAAAGCAGCCGCTAGAGATGCGGTCTGCCTTGCGGAGAGAAGGCTGCCTGAGAATATCGCAGTGATAGTGACTGCGCCACTGATTGCAGCGGGCAGATAATGCCTCCAACGCGCTTTGAATGCGTTGAATATGCACTCGCCTCGAGTCTCCCCGAGTTCATAACGAGTCTCCTGCGCCTCGAGGTGTCCGTGGGCGGCAAGAACCGCAGTGCTGATTACCCCTGCGGCGCCTACTGCCGCAAGGATTTTTGGCGCATGGCGGACTAGTGTTGGCGGAATCATGCCATCACCGCCGCGACATAATCAATCGGCCGGGACGTACTATCAGCCATTGTGTTCACAATAGCGAATTCCTTCCTGTCAAAGAACTGCTGCTGTTTGTCAACCATTGCGCTCGCCAGATAGCTACTGACAATAGTTGACCCAATCCCGATCGCGATCTTTGCGAAAGGGTTGACTGGAGCGATGGCTTTGACGATTGCGGTGCTGAGAATAAGCGCACCTCCAATCTGAGTAGCGAGATTGGCGACTTTAACGCCTGCCCGGTATCGGTTCAAAGCATTGGCTCGGCTGGTCATGGTTGGGTTCCTTTCTTGCGAAGTCTGTGAAAGCCCTTGCTCCATGTGGAGCAAGGATCGGGGTTAGAATGAAACGTCTTCGTCGAAGACGCTATTCAGGGTTTCTAATATCTCGGGAATCTGTTTTTGCATTTCCCTTGCAGTGCAGGCGCCTAAAACGTCTGCGACGCCGAGCTGAATGCCTCGGAGGCCAACCCGTAGAAATGGGTTGGCTATTGGGGTCGCCGCGAACATAGCCGCGGCAAGAGTTGTCGTTGTGACAATACGAGTGGCCAGTATGATGACTGTGTCACACTTTGGAGCAACCATGGTTTTTCCTTTCGTAGTAGACATGGTTCTCATTAGAAGCCCTGTGGAATATCGCAAAGCCCCTACTCCTTGTGGGAGTAGGGAGAATACTAAACGACAAACACGCGCTTGCCATTCGACATAAATATGTCGGATAGTGTGTATCGTGCGTATGTCGCATCGATGACTCGATTAATGTTCCGGACAAGAATGTCCGAAACGGCGTCAGTCGGGTTGTCATAACCCGAAATCACGGTTATTCTATCGCCTTTCGGCGATAGATACACAAATGAAACTCCATATGGAGTTTCGGTAATCGGACCGAAGAATAGCAATCCCTCGGGGGTTTGAGTGATAGTCGTAACAGCCTTCAAGTCCATTTTATGGACCTCTTTCAAGTAGGGTATGGTTCTCACTATACCCCCATGCGAAATATACACCCTCTGCGTTTAGAGGGTGTATAGCTCTGGCTATTGACGCCACCAGAGCAAGCGTTTAGTATTTCTCCGCCTATTTTTAGGCGGAGCGTACGCCACTAAGGCGTAGAACAACAAGGCGAAAATAAGCAAATCGCGCATAGCAATCCTTTCTGTTAGCGCGAAGGTTCTCATTAGAAGCCCTGTGAAATATCGCAAAGCCCCTACTCCTTGTGGGAGTAGGGTAGGATCTCATTCGCGTCCGTATAGGACTACGAAGCTATTTGTCCAGCCTGACAATATGCGCGATTTCTCACGACATTTAGGACCGGTAATAACTATACGAATGAGGTCATTTATACGACGCTCTTTACGAGCGTCGGCGATTCTATCAGTTGCGTCTATCAGTGCTTCCGCTAAAGTGCGGAAGCCAACATGGACCACGTGCGTAGAGCGGCTTAAAAACCGCCCGCGGTATTCAATGTTCAGCGTGTACCGAGGGTTATCGGTACACTCAAACACATCGAGCAATCCGTCGCTATCAGTCCACGCGTAAAAAACGTAGTTAGACGACATAATGAATTCCTTTCAAACAGGATATGGTTCTCACTATACCCCATGTGAAAATATAAGCCCAGTGGAAGCTCACCGCCCCTGTGAGATATGGAGGTCGTCACAGGGGCGGTGAGGGGATCAGATGGGGAATCGTAACTTAGTTACGAACCCGAGAGCTTTTGTACCCAATACAAGGGTACGTTCGGCGAATATTATCGCCAGAATGCTACCGATTGATGAACCGGCAGCAATGAGCTGATTCGGGTCGACCTTAGGCCGAGCCCGGGATGCTTCGTCATCCCGCTTAATGCGGGACAACATTTCTAGATTCTCCACCGCGGCTTTATACCGCGGAGAGGCGGGATCGCCATTCGCGTCAAGCTCGAGGCGAATGGCTTCGATGAGGTCGTCTAGGGATGGAGATTCTTCCTCCATGACATTCCTTTCTGTAGACGGATCTCATCATAAGCCCTGTGAAAAACCTCACACGTGCTTGACCTCAAGGGTCACACTGGGTGCCTCGATATCGACCGGCTGCTCCTTCAACGCAGCGTAAATATCCCCCGTCTTGTCGTCAACGTTAAGAACGCCGTCAGTGGAGGGATTGTAGTTCGCTGAGGAAATGCCCAGGAGGGCGCCCAGGAACACGTTGACCGCGGTGATGGTCCCCGCGATCTCCTGAGGATGGGGCAGACCCCACAAAGCACTCAGAGTCAGATAGAGAGTCGCAACGGCTGGCAGAACCACCATCGCGACGAACTTGAGTCGGTCGTAGGTCTTATTGGTCACTTGTGCTCCTTATGTGCTGTGGATGGGAGGACAGGTAGCTGGTCAACGAGATTGATGACTTTCTCAGCCGACCCATTACCGCCGAGATCTCGGTATGGCTGGACCAGGTACTGAAAATAGTCATCATACTCGTCGATTGTGATATAGCCGCGACGGATATAGCCGCGGCCGATGTGAATGATTCGATCGTGCGCAAGCCCTCGAATCATCGAGTCCAAAGCAGCGTTAGATTTCTTAGTATTCAGGACATAGGTCCAAAAACCAGAAGACGCCATTACGCCGAACACCCCTGATGCGAATGCGGCTACTAAAGGATGAATAGGATCCATTAACCACGCTCACTTCAAGCTGTTGGGGAGATTGCGAATACAGGGCGGACGCCTATGGAAAGATTCACAGCGCGCAGCCAAGAATACCCATCAGTCTGATATGCGTTTCCATTAGTCGCCAATGTTATGAATTGAAGCCAATATGGCGCATTCGCATTCAGTAGCTCCTGGTTCATTCGAACCGCAGGTAACGGAGATACGCTTGTCTGTGTCTGACCAGCCATGTAGTGATTATTTCCAACGTACGCCTGGTAGGGCAGACCTAACATACCCGGCGTTGGCAACATGGCTGTCAAAGTCACATCAATAGATCCCGATGGGTAATTCGTTGCCGTGTTCCACTCGTTGGCCTTCTCAATATGCGGCATGGGCGCTACGCCGAAATCAGAAGTAATGGTGTTCACGTATGTCGGAATAGTTACTGTGTACATACGAGACGACATGATCCCGGCGGCGGGCATGGCTGTAGTTGTATGCCACGGCGCAGATGCAATCGTATTTTCGGGCATAAGAACTACATGGTTGACACTTACGCCACTAGTGTGCTTCCAATAGTTGAAGCCCATGATGATGTACTTGTGGCCGTTTAGAACCCAATAGTCCCCAAGCCACAAATTATTGAATGTGCCCAAACGTATTACATCGCGTTGCTCCTGTGTAAAGACAGTTCCAAGACGATTTCCACGATATAGAATATTGTGCATCGAGGGAATCGAGTCGAAGAGCCGATACGCCATCTCTTCGGTAGTGGTCTGATATGCACGCCCACTCTGTAGAAACATATGCAGATCGTTTTTACCAAGCGGTCTCGCAGTCCCCCAGTTCCCCGGAAAGGCGTAATCATAAATCGTATTTAAACGACTATTTAAAGCAGTAACCTGCGTCTGCAAGTCATCGCTCGTGATGCCTCCCTGTTCGAGACCCGCCATAAAAGTATCGAACTTCGATCGCATCTCTGAGAAGACGCCCGACAAATCCGGACTATCTACGATCGTAGATACATACGGACAATGCGCCTCGCCCCGAAGGTCTGTAATGTATGCGGAATTGATTTCAGCGCTGTTTTTTATTACCAGAAGACGAGCGATAATGAAATATTTGATGTCCGCAGTGTCTGTCACAGTAGGCGGAACGGCAGGTTGTGCAGGTGTTCCCTGCATCAATTCGAGACGAGTGCTGCGTTTAGTGGTCGAGTTGTCAGACACTAACACAACCAGATCAGCCCGATCGTAATTCGGATCTGACGCGGGCACCTCAAACGTTATTGGCGAATCATTGTAATACCACTTAGAATTAATCCAAGCCCTTCCTGTGCCAACTCGAAGCGTGCGCGTTCCAGACTTCGTGACTTTCAAAGCCTCGCCAACGCCTGCGTAAATACCATTGGTAATCAGACCGTTATATGGCTGCGCCATATCATCAGCATTGTACCGCCGATCGCCCATAACCGAATCGTAGAATCCAGACCGTTCGGCCATTATGCCTCCTTTTACATAGTAATGCCCGGAGACATCTGCACCCCGGATTCGTCGATTGACCAAGTGAACTCAGTTATCATGGCCTTAAGCTCTGGCGAGTTCTTGAAATATGCTCCCGCAACTTGACCAAGTCCCGCATACGGCGTCCATTTGAAAATGGTGCCGAGTTGGAAGTCTTTCTTATACTTGAAGTTCTCATCCATATCGAGACCGAGATCGCTAGTGCTAGCTACGATCTCGACGTTGTGATTAGACTGAATACTTCGACGAGCAGTCGTGTCGGGAAGGTTAAACGCGGAATATCCCCAAAGCGTGGTCAGATGATCGGACCAATTGGCCGCTTTATTGACATCTGTCCCATCGAACCGGAAGTCGAAGTGCTCTTCGACTCGATTCCAATCGCGCACTGGGGATCGGTTGAACGTCCCTGTGCGGTACAAACGAAATCCGGATTCTGTGAGCGTACCCCCGCCTGCACTCGTGTAATGCGGAATTCGGACAAGCGCTGCGTTCGCATAGTTAGTAGGATCGAATGCGAATTCTAGCGCACTAATATGTTCGGTGAAGTCGGGAGGGTCTGTTCGATTCAACGAGGGTAGGAACTGCAACGACCAAGTTCTTTGCTCGCCACTATCGGTAACGAATATCTTGAATCCGTGTCTCCGCGTTAGATCTGTCCCACGGTTGCAAGATTTCTCTGTGACGCTGAGCACAGTATCCCCAAGTTTAAAATCCAACGAATGGATCTCTATGTCTTTACCGGGGAAAGTAGTACTCGAAGGTCGCGGGAGATAGAACATGGGAACGTTATACTTTGTATAGAACTCGTAAACCCAAAGATCATACAAAGTATAAATTGTCGTTCCGCCCGGATTCTCATACCAAGGATATCCCTCAGGACCGTACGACGTGCGTCGATAACTGAGGAAGTTCTCGATAGACTTGTATTCAAGAATCACCCTTGGGTCGTCCCGATCTTGCTTCACTCGAGCCCTATAAAGGTTCATGAGATAATCGGATTCAGAGAAGCGAAGATAGTGGCCGTTCGGATAGTTCTTCATATCCAATGTCAATGGCCAGTACTTAATTGGCAATTCAAGAATCGCTTCGCCGGGCGCATTGAAGCGTTCGGTCCATACCGCTGAATAATAGTCGTCGACGATAATGCCGGGATTGTCCCGCGATACCTGCCCAATGTCCCCGTATGTGGGGTATTCGATTGTAAATAACATATCATACCCCGATATATAGAACCTCGTACTCGAAATTTATGGTCGCTGCGCCGAAGTTTGTAGTCGCGAAGACAAACACATTATCGCCCGGATGCAGCATAGGCCAATCGCCATAATTCCACAAATTCCAAGTCATATCATACACTGAATTGTCAGTGCCAATATACCTTGCATAACGGTTGCCGATTTCCGTCGAGAATTCAAGACGCCCGCCGGCCGTAAAACGGTCGTTCACATTTTCGAAGGCGATGTTACCCCCGAAGTTCTCATTTTGAAGCGTTACATAGCGTCCAGGATTCGCAGTAAAGTTGACAACCATACGACAGCCAGTTGTGACTGACCCCGGATAACTGACAATGCCTCGGGCGCCCGTTGTACCTTGCTCAACGGCGATGCTAAACTCCAACTCGCGTTCATAAATATTATTTGACCAAGGGAACTCAAATGCTTTCGACGAAGTAACGAAATCACTAATAATCGTTGACGCTGTGCCGAATTCTCGAAAGAATGGGTCTGGGCATATAATCGACACATTGAACGTTTCCCTGTTCGAGAAGATGTCCGGCTCGAAAGATTCGACCACGCCCTTTGTGGAGTATGATCGACTGTCGGTATGGATAACGAATGTTACTTCTTGTCCATTCGCCATGACTCGATACGCATTTTGGCGAATCGACTCCGGCGACATCCCAATCACTTCAAGTTTCAGCGTGATGTTGCGCATCCCGACACGATGCCCGTTAACGAATCCTCCGGGACGGGCCCCGTAGTTCGTAGTAAAGACATTCGCATCCACTGGACCGATTCCGTCTATACCCGTAACTGCGAGACCCGTCGTCCAGGGGTTGGACAAGGGTAGGATCAGCGCAGTTGCGCCCTTAGGTCGGACTTCTACTGTCTCAATCACACCCTTGACCTTCCCTTAGCGATTGACAGTTGCCGAAACGAGGTTTCTCGTTCGACGGTAGATCTCCGCCTCGCTGAGCGGATCTGGAGAGTTGATTGTCTGGTTATAGACAACCTGAGCCCGTGCGAGCTGATTCGGCGGCGTCTGCTCGATCGGAATGTCCAGACGAGTGCCGATCATCGATGCGTTCCGAGCCTGCAAAGAGATACCCTGCGCGCCGAGTTCGTCCAGACCAGATCGGACATTCGTCAAGTCTAGAACAGGCGCAATAGTCAGTGGCTCGTTCTCAAGCTCATCAAATATCCCATCGCGAATGGCTTTGTTGAACTCGTTGACGATGCCGTCCGCAGCTTCGCCACTCGCATCGGATGCCAGCTTCACATTCTCGGCGATGCCGATCGCCAGGCCCATCACCACGAACTTACCATACTCAGCGAACACCTTCGAGGGCGAACTGATGCCGAGTTTGTTCTTAATCGTGGATCCGAGCTTCAATGCGACCGAACCAATTGACGGAACTACTCGCCAAGCGTTGTCGCTCACACCTTGCGCAATGCCTTTAACTACATCCGCGCCCCAAGTCTTGAAGCTCTCCCACTGACGACGCATGAACGAACCTATAGCGTCGATCAAGTTGTGTAGAGCGTTCTCGAGGGCCGGAGTGTTGTCTCGAATGGCTTGCGCAAGGGCATCGATGAACGCGATGATCAACAGAATCGCAGCCTCAACAATGGCTGGCATCTGTTTAGCCATTTCGCGGCAGAACGCAATCACCAACTGCCCACCCTTCTCGGCGATGGTGGGCATGTACTCAATGATCTTGTTCGCCATTGCAATCATCAGCTGATACGCGGCATCTGCCACTTGTGGCGAATACTCGACAATGAACGCCAAGAGATTCTCGAGCAGTACGCCCAAAGCCTCGAAGATTGAAGGCGTTGAGAGCACAATTGCTTCAGACATTGCGATGAAGATACCCGCAATACCCTTGGCAAGCGTCTCTTTATTGTCCCAGATGAGCTTTGATAGGAGTAGAACGCCATCGAAGACTGACGTGATCACTGTCGGAATTGTCGCTGCCAAGAGTTCGATTCCGTGTGCCAACGCTATGAACGCCGGCGCGCCGAATATCGCAGCCACCGTCAACAAGGTGGTGACGCCCGTTATAATAGTCCCAATGGCCGTCAACACAAGACCCAAAGACCCGATCGCTGCCGCCAGTATAATAAGCCCAAGCGCAGCCGATTGACCGAGTTTGCCTGCGATCAAGACAATGGCCAACGCGCCGGCAAGGCCGATTAAACCGATCTTGAGCTGTGTCCAAGACAACGCAGATAGCTTCGCAACGACATTCCCGATCAAAGTGAGTGCCGCCGCAGCCAAGAATATCGCAGCCGAACCTTCGAGCTTGTTGTCCATATAGGACATTGCGAGCCCAAGCTCGAGTAGTACCACGCCAATGGTGATTACTGCCTTGAGGCAACTGGTCCATGCGATAGCAGCCAACTGCTCGATCACATGTCCGATGGCCAACATCAATACGATGCCCGCCATAATACCAAGGGCGTTTGAGAAGTCGACGTTCTCGGAGGACTTCAAAGCGATCGCTAGTGCGGCTATAACCACAGTCAGAACAGTCACGCCTTGACGCGCCGTATCCCAATCCATCTCGCCGAGTTGAACTATTGTGGCTGAGACCTTTTGCAGGAATAGGGCCAACGCCAACAGTGCGACAGCATTGCCCATACCCATGGGGTTCTTAGCGAGGTTCTGATAAACTCCCATAACGAGAGTAATTACAGAAACCGCCGCAATCCCCTTCGCAAGGGTACCCGCGTCCATAGATCCGAGCTTATGCACGGTGCCTGCGATGATGCACAAGGATGCAGCGAAGCCGATCATTGCGAGACCCGCAGTTGGATTGACATGGATGTCATCCATACCCTTCGCAGCAGCAGTCATCATCGCTATGATCAACATGATGGCATTCAATGCTCGGTTAATCGACTCAGGGTCAACTAGCGCCATCAGCGCAGCTGCGCCTGCGATCAAGGCTATTGCCAATGCGAATCCCACAAGCGCCGCACCCAATGCGACCATATTGAACGATCGCATTCCGACCTTGTCGAGGCTCTCCATCATGATGACCAGAGCAGCCGCCAAGAGGATGATGGCAGTAGATGCAGTTTGTAGCCTCGAAGCTGGGATGAGCGCCAGAATAAACAATGCCGCGGCAAGGATCAATAGGGCCGTAGCGTAGTTCTTAAGTGCTCGAGACTTGGCCTCGGTGGCATGGGCCTCTAGCGCTTCATTGAATGATTCTAACGTGGCTTTTAGCGATTCGAGCGTCTCAGAGACGTCGCTGAATGTGGTCTTCAGCGTGCTAGTGATATTGTAGAATATCGCAAGCACACCGCCCGTGACCAGGTAGTTCAAAAGCCTCGCAAGTCCGAAGTCGCCTTCCTCGAACGTGAACGCGTTCTTGAAACTGCTGGCGAACTGCTTCAGCGCCTCCCAGATCTCAGTGAGAACGGGAGATACCGCGCTCCACACGCTTTGGATGTAGGGCATGAAGCTGGTATTCCACCAGCTTGTGAACTTTTCCCAAGCGCTCTGAGCGTTGGTAGACGCCGTCTCAGCAGTAGTCTGCACGGACGTCATCGCGCTCTGAACTTGCTCAGAGTTTGCTACGTCCGGGATCTTGATCTCGTTCTTGAACAGACCGCCAAGCTTGTCCGAGATCCAATCGGCAGCAGTCCCGAGCTTGTCCATGAGCACAGGGCCTTTGCCCTCGAGCGCTTGGAGAAGTCCCTTGCCGAATTCGATCGCCCAGTCATATGCTTTGTGTAGGGCGTTCGCGACTTTCTCGACTACCTCGCCGAACTTGGATGTGACGTTGGCTGTTCGACCGGAGAAGACGTCCGAGAATATCTCACCGGCCTCTCGAGCCTTCTCACCGAGTTTAGCAAACTTCTCGGCAACTTTGGTCTGCACGGACGAGCTGAACTCAGATAGAGCTTCACGCGCCTTCTGGACTTTGGGCGCGAAGAAGTCACCAAGGGTTGTCGCAATCCTGGAGAATGTATCCGCCAGCGTGGTAAGCACGCTACTGATACGATCGCCGATCGCTGAGCGAACCTTCTCGAAAGCTTCCTTCGCGGTGGTGGCCGCATTAGAAAGTTTCGGTCCGATCCATTCCACAAAGGATTGAAGCTTCGGCCTGAGCCAATCCACAAGCTTCCCCATCGGATCGAACTTGTGGAGCCATTCGTCAATTGCAATTGGGCCTTTGGCAATAGCAGCTGTCAGAGACAGGAACGCGCTCGTACCCTTACCACCGACAATTCCGGTCAAGCCGATGAGTGCCTCACCGAGGAATGCGAAGAGCTTCCAGGCCTGTGTGATCGGCCACAAGATAATATGGAGGATCGACCATAAACCTTGGAACGTGGTCCGTAGTTTGGCGAGGTTCTCATCTGACATGATGAACATGGTCGTCAAGCGTTCAAACGCTTTAGCTATGTTCGCCAGAATATGACCGAAGTCGGTCTTGAACGTATCGTTAAATGCTTGGCCGACAGCATTTAGAGGCTTGCGAATAGCTTCGAAGATGTTGCCTAGACCCGCAATGATCGCAGCTTTACCGCCAAGGTCTACGAACCTCTGCGCGACTCCCGAGATGCCGTTGAACAGATTATCAATTACGCCGGTAATGTAGTTACCAACGCTTGTCCAGAATGCCTGGGCTTCCTCGAAGTCGCCCATGAGGATTCGCCAGACGTTCGCCCAACCTGAACCCATAACCTCGAAGACGGCGTCCACGACCTGCGAGAAAGTCTTGTAGTAGGTCGCCGCTTCAAGCGCGGATTGCGCCATGGTCTGGATCTGTTCAATCTGCTCCTCGGTATAACCCATTGCGAGGAGCTGATCGTCGGTGAGGTCTCCTGTAAACTGCGACAAAGTCGAAAGCATGACCTCAGCGGTCAACCAGTTCTCTTTCAGAGACTCCCTGAACGAACCATTCTTCTCGATGGCCTCGTCAACCGCTTCGCCGTGGATGCGGGCGGTGCGGATCAGCGCCTCCTGGAACGCCTCACCACCCATGCCGGCATTCTGAACCGAGTTCCAGTCCTGAAGCCTTACAACGCCAGACGAAATAGCCTGCGACAGCTGATACATCGCATTTGATGCCGATGCCGCGTCCACGCCGAACATAGCCGCCAGGTTTGATAGACCTTTAATGGCGGATACTGAATCCGATAGACCCACACCTGCGGCAGTGAACTTACCAATATTGGCAGTCATCTGGCCGAAATTGTAGATCGTCTTGTCGGCGTAGACGTTCAACTCATCCAGAGCCGCGGACACTGTGGAGAGGGTCTCTCCCTTAGCCTGGGTGTTCGCTAAAATCGTCTGAACTGAATTCAGCTGAAGTTCATACTCTCGAAAACCATCGATCAGAGGCTGGACAGTAAGCTTCTGAGCGAACGCCAGACCCGTCTCAACAGCTCGAGAAGCGAGGTTTCCGAGAGCGACTGCTCCAGCCGCAGCCATGAGACTGATCGAAGCGCCGACTTGCTGAGCATCTTCGCCGATCTTCTTGAGATCGACTTTCTTCGCCTCATTGCCGAGCTCGGCCAATTTCTCCCCGCCGAACTTTCCGGCGAGACCTTCTTTCAAGCGATTCAGTCCATCAAGAGTGGACTTGACCCCGTTCAAGAATTGGCCGTTATCAAACTTGAGAGATACGACTCTCGATTCGACTGAGCTAGCCACGCTTCACCACCTCCCAGACGCCATCTGAAATTGTGTCCATGATCGGCTGGATCGCCGGATTGATATAGTCTCGGCCTTGGACGTATCCGCCAGTGCCAGTGCCGTGGCCATATTGTAGGATGATTGCGATGGGAGTTCCTTTGACGATATTGGAATTCGTCCAGATGATCGTCCAGGAATTCCCATCAGTCTTGATCTCGTACCCCCAGGAAGCCGCGGTAGTACCAGTATCTCGAGGGGTGGCGGAGGCAAGGGCTCGTACGCCGAGCTGAGCATAAGTGTCGAGCTTTGCGCGTATAGCGTTCATCGACATCTTACCGACCCATGCTTCAGTTTTGCTGTACGAGCCCTTAGCCTCGAAGGTTATACCTCCCATTTTGACGGCCTCTTAGAAGAGGACGCCCGAGTTCATCCGAGTCTGCCAGGCGCGACCGGAGATCGGACCGAAGTATCCGTCCGCAGTCACTCCGAGCTTCCTCTGCATCGCCTTTGCGGTGTTCGGACCGAGATAGCCATCGGCAGTAGACCCAACGCGTCGCTGAATCTCAGCGACAAGCAGTGAGCCGCCCTCATCCCACTCGATGGACGTGAACGCCTCGAGGTACTCCTCGTTGTCCGCATCCTGCCCGCTGATAACGCCGTCCGCGACAGTGCCTGCGAGCTGCTGTGCGCGACGAGTGGATGCGTAACCAATCCAGCCGTCGACCACCAGTGCGCCAGTAGACGTGAGGCCGGATGAACCGCCGCTCCACGCCGGACGGATGACGTGCGAGATACACTCGGACCGACGACGACGCCAAACGCCATTACCCGCAAACTGCGAGCCATAGGCGCCAGATGAAGTGTTGCCCTCGATCGTCTGAAGAACTCCGCCGCCGAGGTTCGCCTCGACAATGCCTACGTGATCCGTGGTGGAGTTGCCGTCCCAGTTGAAGATGACAACATCCCCGGGCTGCGCCGCATATACAGACACGAAGCGTCCTGAGTTTCGACGGATAGTCACATCGGTATTGTAAGACAATCCACCAATGGCATTAGCCTCGCCCGCCAGGTCGAAGCACATGCTGGCAAAGCACATACACCACCAAATGCTTACCGACGGACCGGCGAGCCATGGCTGACCGAGCTTATTCGCTAGATAGCGACCGGCTTCGGACCCGGGCAGGGGATCGTCCGGGGCATAATAGCCAATTCGAGAAGCAGCCTCGGCAAGAACGCCGCTAGGACCACGACCCATTAGGCAATCACCTCCGCCGTCTGAGGAACGTCAATGTCGAAGTCCTCATTCGGATCCGGAGAAGTAGGCTCGGGCTGAGCATCTTCCGGAATTGTGTTTACAGGCTCCATATTACCTCCCATTTTGAAGTCTAAACACGGATCGGTAGAACGAGGCCGGGAACTGAACACATCGTGCCCTTGCATCCTCGGTCCTTGCCCGTCTGTATCTGCGCTGTCGTCGCAGTGATATGTGACGTCACAGGTTTGCCCGTCGCGACAAGCGCATTGAAGATCGACGCGTCTGCATTCCACTCCATCGAGTACGTGTCGATGTTGGTGGACGCGAGCATTGTCTGATACCACGCTTCGCCCGCGCCTGACGCGTATGCATACGCCCAGGTCCGGAACCCATGACCTTTCCATTGACGGAAAGCCCACTCGGCATCGCCATGCGACTTGATCATGACGCAGTCTTTGTACGGCTCGAGCATGGGCATGTAACTGTCGAAGTCGCCCATGCTGTACTTCGGATCGAAGATGATCACGACGTCGCCGCCGTACGTGTCTATAAGCCACTCGAATGTGCACGGCATGTATGGTGATCCGCTCATCGCGCTCACCACTTCGGCCCAGGTCATCTGGCTCACATCAGTCGCAGGCCCACCCAGACGCTCAAGCGTGCGATCATGACATCCGAACCAGACGCCGTCCTTTGTTCGTCCGGCGGAGAACTCGACGGCGTCCACGCCATGCGCCATAGCGTTCGTGTATGCACGCTGCGTGTGCTCAGGCCACGAACGAGAGCCTCCACGATGTGCAACTACGAACTGGTCCTTCGCAAGCAAGGAGTCGACAGTGAGACAGCCGTAAGGCATGACTCCTGCTTTGTGCGGAACTTGCTCGATGCCGTCTTTCCATACAGTTAGCCTGAGGCCTTCGACCGGCGTCCCTGTCGGAACAGGAGTGAATGCAGCCCAGGCTTGAGGCAGGGGCTTACCCGCTTCAAGAGTTGGGGTGGCTGTTGTGCGAGCAATTCGAAGCGAGGACCAAGACGCAACTGTGGAGACTTGATCGGCACCAGTGAACAGAATCGTGCCAGGGTCAGCAGTCCAATAATTCGCCTGAACGTTTGACGCCCCGTGCATCTGAGACGTCACGAAGGTATCCGTCCCAGTTATAGCCGGGATGTCCACTGACCACTCGCCAAGCGTAATTGATTGCGCGCCTTCTAGAACGAAGATACTCCCATTTTGACGGGATGTCCAAGATGGGAGTGGGCGCCACCATCGAAGATTCTGAGTCTGCGACGGATCGGTAATTCGTCGCCATGCGAGATAGCCCCCTCGGTTACTGGCACCAACAGTCAGAGTCTTGTTCGCATACCAGCCATCGGGAACAGGTATCTCCGATTCGTTGTTGAACTGGAACTGCGAGGACATGACGATGACCGCGACATCCCCAACTCGAGACTCGACATTGAACGCCGTACCTTCGCCATTGACCGCGGTCGAGAGCTGCTGCGATCGAATTATAATAGCCATGGCGTCACATCCGAATCACAACAGTGCCGGAACGCGTGCCGATCGGCACCTCGTCATTTGGACCGAGCATAAGCACGCCCGCGGTCTTGCCTCCGCCGTTTCCCGACTTCGCGTTCGACACGGCGTCTGCTATGTCGTCCGGCGTAGTGTGCAAACTGATCTCGACTAGCTCAATGTCGACCGTGCGACCAAGCGTCTCGATATTGTAATAGCCATCGGGGATTTGGATGTCTACATGAACGCCCGGTGTAAGAAGCGTGCGCGGATAGTAATCGCCCCGTCCATCTGCGCCTAGGGGCGTTAGAATCAAGGGCGTACTGAGTTTTGATAGGGTGCCCGTAATTTTAGCCATTCGCTTTCCTTCGTTGTTCTGCCTCACGTCTACGCTGTTCATTCAACGCATTACGTTCAGCGATCACGTCCTGCATGGGACGTTTCTTGGGCTTGGGATCGTTGAGAATTTGAACCGTTCGTATTAATGTAATCAAACGGTTAATGTGCCACGTCTCGCATTCGAATGGGATCTGCGCCTGAACCATCCATCCATAGATCAATTCACTCGTGATGAATTCAAACCCACCATGCTTCTTAACGGATCGGCCATGAGATTGAATGGTGGTTGCAGTGTGTTTGTGCATGATGTAATCATTAATCTTCTTCTGATCATCATGCGTGAGTCGACGTAGCGTTAAAGGCTCCACAGGATCCAGGGACATGCACTGAATGTAGTACAACATCTCTTCGGGAGTGCGATCCACATTGTCAAGGAATGGCTTACAGTACTTTGCCTCCCATTTTGACAGGGCGACAAGGGAATGCTCCAGACGCAACGTCACCTCTGGAATCGTCAGGAATTCCTCAAGCGTTTCATCCCACCCGTCGATTTCGGGCAGCGTGATCCGAAGCATTCCCTTGTCCTCCTGTCAGTTAGCAGCTTTCATCAGCGCCACAATCTCGGCAGGTGTGGGGAGCTTGGGCTCCGCAGTCTGCGTGCCGTGCAACGCGTCTGTAAGTGCCTTCATCTTCGCCGGAACAGTCTCGAGCGAGGACACGTAGAAGTATGCACTCGGCTTCATGCCCGGAACGGGAACCGGAGAACCCGTGAAGGACCACGAGAACTTCTTGAGCTCAGGCGAATCGTTCACGGTCTGGTTGTTCTGAGTGGACGGCGCCGCCGTGCAGCCATACGCGAAGTGGATCTTGTACCCGATCTCGCCCTGGGTGTCGTTATAGAGCAGCGTCCGCCAAGACAGACCGAAGGGCACGCGAGTCTGCTGAGTCGCATAGAGCCCCTTGACGGTCGAGTCGACGAGCGCAGTACCATCGCACTCGGCGAATGACTCGGGGAAGTAGAAAGCCTCGATAGTGCCTTTGAAGTTCTCGGCTGCGCGGATAGTCAGATACTTGATGTTGTCCGCGTAATTATCTTGGGCGTCTCCGCCCTCGGGCTCGGTGTTCACGGCAGTCAAGCCATTCCACACCTCGGCTTTATCGTAGGCGCCGCTGTTTCCAAGGCGATAAATGACGCCATGATCCGCGCCTGTTTCGCCATAGTGCTTACCTGCCTCATCCCAGACAAGTGCAGTCATAACCCCTCCTAAGAGTTATAGATGTCGATGATGTCATGATTCAACCCGTCGGCAACATAGTGCGACACGAATGACGCATACTGCCCCGCAACGATCTTGTCGACGGCCGGATGATCGGGCGTCTTAGAGATGACCATAACTCGATACTTCGGATGCGTCTGATAAGTGCCATTAGCAGCGTAATCCATATCAATGTCAAGTCTACGATACACGATCGCGGGGTACTTGAGCGTGATGTTCTCAGGAGGCTGATAATACACTTGTTTCGAGATTCCGAGCGCCTCGACTAGGCGCTCATGAATTGCGAGGCGTCGGCTCACCCTTCTTCACCGAACCTCTCCCCAAGAGTCAATTGAATTCGAGGGTATTTGACCTCGGCATAAGTCACTACGAACTTCTTACCTCGGTGCGTGGCCCAGCGAATATCAAAGACATGCTCGAACGCGTACTTATCGCCCACGAGCGACAAGAGTTCGCCGGACTTTACCTTGCCCGACACAGTATCTCCTTCGGAGAACCTTCGGGCGTCGATGGTAGGACTCCCCCGGTACTTACGGACAACGAAACGCTCTTCGTAAATACCGGGGGATGTCTCTACTGTCTCGGCGAAACCGACTTCGCCGATGTACCGCATACGTCAGTTGACCGCGGGCATCTGCGGGTCAGTTGACTTCTTCGGGTCCTTAGCGGGGCCGGCAGCCGCGCCAATGGAGCCGGTGATCACGACCGCGGTGCCCGGGTCGCGCAGAGCACCGGACAGACGGGTCTCCAGCAGGAACTTCTGCTGGTTGTAATCAATGTCGAAGTTCTCGAACCAGGTCAGAGAGCCTCCATTGTCAGTGCCCGTGTAGTAGTCGGCAGGGTTGAGCAGAACACAGAAGACATTCTTCTCTCCAGCCTCGGTGGTTACCTTGGCGTTCTTAAGCAGCGGAACCTCAGCAAAGCCCGAAATACCCAGAGCGTCAGCAACCTCGGAACGACCGCTGTACAGGCGACGACCCTGGTTGTCGCGCATCCAGGTCAGGCGGTTGATCGCGTGCCGAGTAGCGAACATGATCGGGTTAGAACCCTGATAGTCCTCAAGGGCGTAGGTGATCTCTTCAAGGATCAGATCCTTGTTCGTTGCAATGTTCTGTGCATCTGCAGACAGTGCGAACTTCATCGAGTAGAGATCATCGTCCGAGATAACAGGACGAATCCGGTCAGCCTTGATCTTGTCAGGGGACCCGGATTCGCGACCATCACCAATGAGGAACGCTCGAGCGAGCTCCTCGTTCATATCAACGCGCAACTGCTCGCGAGCCCAAGCCACGATGTCCATGTCAGTGATGTCCAGGATGGTGTCCCGATCCATCTTGGTTTTGATGTACACAGTCGTCGGCCCGGTCTCGCGACCAAGGATCTCATACACGGTGTCGAGCTTCCGAGCAGCAGTTACGTAACCGCGAGCACGAATCTCTTCCTTGGTTAGATCCGAATAACGAGACTTAAAGCGGGAGAATGGAAGGTGGGTAGCGCCGTTAACCAGCTTGCCAACCCACTCCTGTGACCGACGAATGCCAGTCACACCGCCCGTAAGCTTGGCGTCCGGGAACAGAACCTCAGGATCCTTGATGCCGTACTCGAATGCGTGAGCAATAACTGAAGACTGGAACGAACCAGTGGCCTTCATGCCCTCAAGGACCGCAGCGCGAGCCTCCTCAATCTTCAGCTCACTCTGTGCGAGGGTGTCGCCCTCATCCTTCTTCTCGAAGACGTTGTGACCCACCGAGTCCTCCTTCTTCTTGTCGTCTTCGTCTTTGTTCTCGTCGTCAGCCTCATTCTTGGCTGCGACGGCAGCGGCCAGCATTACGTAGACCGCATCCTTCTGAACGTCGGTCATCGCATCGAAGACCTCACCAACGGTCTTCTCATCATCCTTAGATTCGTCTGAATCATCAGCATGTTCGACGGTCTTCTCGTCGTCCTCGGATGAACTCTCTTCAGGAGAGTCGAGCCCGAGAGCATGAGAGATGATGATCTCACCGGCCTCCGAATACTCGCCGTCGCCATGCTCAATGAACACCTCGTCGATTTTGGCCTCAGGATTCGCACCCTTAAGGACCAAGGAGATCTCAACGAGATCTGCATGCACGACATTCTGCCCGTTCTTCTTGACGTTGCGCGCAAAGACCGACAGAGAGTCGAGAGTGCCGCTATGGACCATCTCTTTTCCGTTCTGTCCCTGAGACGTATTGTCAAAGAATCCTGCGGCTCGCACGCCTTCGGACATATGCGTAATCAGAGCATGTCCTAGAACATTGCCCTGATCCGAATGATTGTGCTGGAACACAAGCGGCACCTTAATGCCGTCATTATGCGCGAAAGCACCATTCATGATGGTCAGACCGTCGGAGCAACGTACGTTGTACCGAGTAGCCCAACCCGTAAAATCGGGCTTTCGAGGCATTCACTCCTCCTCTGTCGGTTCCGGTATTGCGGGTTGTGAGCCGTAGCTAGGACGGCTCGTAGATGTGTACGGGTTCGACAGTTTGTCAGCCGTAGCCTCCTTCGACTGCCGGAAACCGATACGAGAGCGAACTTCATTCGCAGTCATGACCTCAGATGAGGTGAACTCCTGCGCAAGTTTGCCCATTTGCGTCATGGGGACGACCTCGAACGGGTCTCGGAACCACATGATCCTTTGCCCGCGCCCGCGCGCATTCGCGCTTAGGAACGTGGCGCTCAGCACAGTCGCAATCTCATTGAGAATAGGATTGATCGTCCGCGACTGATATACGAGCATCTGCTGCTCCGAGGCTTTTCCTTGGAAGACCTCTGGCGTGAGCCCCAAAGACGAGTACACTTGCTCAGTGAGCCAGGTGACTTGATCCATGAGGTTGTTGGTTGCCGGGCGATTGAGCTGCGTAATCTTCTCCGTCGAGTCAATATACGCGACGCCATACTTGGAGTTCGCGATTTGCTTCTCCAAGAGAGTCCGTCGAGCTACAGCTCGAGATTCTTTCCTTGCCGAGTCAACTGCGTACGGGATCTGCAAGATAATATCGAGCTTGCCGGAACCCGACTGCTCATCAATCGCATCAAGAATCGTGAGTTTGTGCAACAAACGCTTCAAATCTGAAGACGGTTGGTTCATTACCATATATAGCGGATTCTGTACGATCCCGACAAGACCCTTGTCGATCGTCAGCTCTTGCTTCGACCCGGTCTGGTCGTTATACACCTCGACTTTGACATGTCGGGGGTACCAGTTCACGACTCGACCAACTCTGAGACTACTGATATCATACGAATCGGTAGTCATCGGATTCGCAGACGTGTCGACAGCTATGATTGCAGCCGCCCCATAGTCGAACATTGTCCAAATAAGGTCTTGAATGAATCGAGCCCAGGTTTGGTCGATGTTCGCCATATACTTCATACAATCACTGAACGTTGATGCATAGTCATCGACATAGCATTCATTCTGATCGACGACGATATGCCGGAACTTAGCATTCGCAACATCGATCGCCATCTGATTGTACAGCTTGGTCGTGAACGTCTCGGGAGATGGACGGAAGGCGCTCCGCATGTACGAATATGTCGAATTCCCCACTGAGAAATTCGCAGATCGATCACTCGGCTGTTTGTCATACAGCACGAACGCCGAGAACGCGCGTTTAATGCGCGATACTAGAGTCACATAATCCTCCTTATTCGAACACGTCTCGGTGAATCTTGTACGCCACATAAGCGTCCATCAATGCCGAGACCGCGTCGATCTTGTCTTCGCGTCGCGCCTTGAGGAGCTTACGGTTTCCATTAGTATCCTCGAGCGCGATGCAATTTCCCATGGTCCATTGCATCAGATTCTGATCAAACAGGAGCATTCGCTCACCCGCCAGAATCTTCAATTCGCCAAGCGGAACGGACTCAGTTCGAGCGCCCTGAATGACCTTCTCGACTCCGAAGCTCCCGTGAAGAGCTTCCCACCGCTGCACGAAATCCTTCGCATTATACGGGTCGAACCCGAACGCATAGACATCGTACTCGCTCTTGTCGATGAAACGATCGAGGTCACTGTACACATCCATCATGTCAAGTACAGTGCACTCAAGAACAATCAACGATCCCTCTTGAATGAATTCCTCATACTTGACTCTGGCTGCTGCCGGGAGGTTCTGTAGTGTTAGAGACGAAATATAGCATCTCGTCTTGACGCCATATGATCCATTCGGCAGTGGAAACAAGAATGTAAACGCACAGAAGTCGTCCCCATGCGATAGATCTGCACCCATAGAGCACGGCATCTTCCAGAAGTCGCGCTTCTTGTGAACGAGTGTCTCTTCGTAAGTGAAGAAGTACGTGTATCCCTCCATGGGGATTCCGAACATCTTCGCCAAGATGTCATTACGAAGAGCCGGATTCGTCTCGGCGCGCTGTACTGCGCGATGGTACGAATCGTAGCTCACAGTCTGCCCAATATTCGGATTAGCCTTCATCCACGCCGAGGGCTTACCCACCTCTTCAATGTCATCGAGACGATAATGCCAAATAGACGTATGCGGATCGAAATCCTCCCCTCGAAGGATTCGCATGAGCTCCATCTTCTTCGTGTCCCCGACGCCATTGCGAACGGTGCCTTCAGAAGAAATAGCAACGATCATCCAGCCTTCAATCTTCTGTGCGCCCTGCTGGAGCGCTTCGACAACGTCCTCGCGAACATCGCCTGACAGCCACTCGTCGATAGTGCATAGCTTCGGTCTAAGACCCTGAAGTTTATCCACGGACATCGGACGAACCTCGACAAGGCTGTTCGTGAGAAAGTTCTGCACGCCCTTCTTCGTCGCCGCAAGCATCTTCTTGGTATAGTTGTTGCCGCGAGTATTCTGGACGACGCCTTGTGTCATGAACTTGAACAGGGGGCCTGGCGCACGAGCGATGGCCGTCTTGATCGGAGCCATGATCTCTTCAGCCTGGGCCATAGTGGGTGCGGTTACGATTTGATGCGTGGTCGAGGTATCGACATTAAGCATGTAGTTCTGCAAGAGAGACGCGTACATGCTTTTTGCGGCGCCTCGAGCCACGATCAAATACTGCTTGTCCACGAGACGATGCTTCACGGTTCTCGTCTCATAGTGCCCGCCTATACCCTTCTCATTGGGTATGTACGTCGAAACATCTTCGAAGTAGTACCATGCGAGAAGCTGCTCAGCCCAAAGCTTGAACGAGTCGAGAAGCTTAAGCGGCTCTCCATCGCTTAATGTGCACTCGGTCTCGCAGTACCTTACAAACCCGTCGATTGCCTGATCGTCATAGTAATACCGCGGATCGGCAATCAACGAATCGATTCGGTTCATCTCCATGGAGATTTCACGGCAGACCGGAATCTCGCCTCGAAGTACCTTATCGCGAAATTCGCCGTAATAGATCGGAGTCGCGGTATTAGACAACATGACTACCTACGCCGATAAAGCTCAATCGACTGGTCGAGGATATCGATCACTTCCGGAGGCATCTCGGACTTACGGGTCTCGTCACGACGATGCGACGGGTATGTCTGTCGGACGCCAGATGTCCCAGACCGAGAAGGTTTCGGCTTCTCACTCCGACGAGACCGATACTCCTCACGAGCGGCGGAAGCCTTCTTCTTGGCGGTCTTAACTGCACCTTTCAATGCGCTCTCGATCACGCCGTCGTCTTTAGACTTCTTACCGCCTCCGCCCTTCTTGCCACTCTTAGCGTACCCTGGGAAGACCTTGTCAAGAGCCTGAGTGACCGCATAGTTCGCAAGCTTCTTGCCCTGGGTGCGAGCAGTGCTCTTAAGGACATCCTCAGCGATCTTTCGCCCCTCGGACTTTTTCTTGGGCGGTTCCGAGACTGCTTTTTCGAACGCCTCTTCGAGGCGCATGCGGTTAAGTGCATGGATCAGTTGGGCGTCTGATAGATCGCCCACATTTACCCTACGGTTCTTGACCACAGCAGTCTCGGAAGGAACGATAACGTGCTTCTTCGGGCTCTCCTGTGAGGATTCGCCCTCGGAATCATTCTCGCCGCTACTCTTCTTACGGAACTTGCTTACGACCTTGTCCTTGACGGCTTTAATCGCATTCCGGCTTGAAGGCGGGGTGCTGCCGCGAGTGTCTGCCTTACGTCGCCCCCATTTCATACCGAGAACGCCATAATGCGCTAGAGTCTCATCGACTCGATCGCGCATCTCATCCGTATAAAGTTCGGTCATCCTGATTTCACCTCCCTACTCTCATCTGCGACTCGATACTTCATCTCTTCGAGTAGCCTCTCAAGAGAAGCAGTCACGAAGGAGTTCATAGGCGGATCGAACAATAATCGAGTATGGATTCCTACAATGCCTCGGACGTGATCGAGCCGCGGGTTCTCATAGACGTCCGACCATTTGGTCGACCTATCTGTGATGTGTACTCCCTCAGGTGGACCCACGCCGAGCTCCGTAAGCATTGCGAACCCGGTATTGATATGCACAAGAATCTCGACATCGAATGAGTTGTCCTCGGGGTCCAGACCCAAGAAGAGTTTAATGTCGTCTAGTACTGACGTACTCATAAGCGCCTCCATGGGACTGTATCATTCGGAACTCGCTCGATGAACGGTTGGGGCAGCAAAGAGCGATCGCCGAAGTGAATTGCGTTATGCGTATTGAGCGAGACACAGACAAGATACTCAGGATCGAGTATGTCCGGATTCGAATGAATTAGGTCTTGCTCGTCGATCGGATTCATATGATGCACAAGAATGTTTCCGCCGATAGGATACTCAGGATGAGCCATGTCGTTCCCAAGATCTCGTGCGATCGCAATATCGCGGGCCCTTCGCCAGGTCGTGCTATGATAGAACGTCTGGTTAAGCCAACGATCGAATCCGAATGTCGCTTGCCCGAGTATACCGTCGAGATTGAGGTAATCAAACCGCTCATAGTAGTCGTCGATCTCGATGAGCTCTGAATATCGCCTAATCGTCAACATCTTTGAGCTCCGTGGGCTTGTACCCGGCGAAGGCTTTCAATGCCTCTTCAAACAGTTCTTCCGTTCGTCCTTGCGCTTCAATCGCGGCAGTCTCGGCGCGCATACGTTCCAAATCTAGGGCGGCTTTCGTCGTTCCCAACTTGAGAAAATGGAGGACCATGGTCGTAGGGGCTTTTCCAGCCTTCAATTTCTCCTCTGCATCACGCATGGCCAAGTCGATCAGCTTGTTCTCATACGCTTCTGAAGTGAGAGGAGGGCTTCCCGCTTGCGTTCGTGGCTCTTTAGGCACGATCGCCTCCTCTTTTAGGCTAATAGAATTCGGCTCAGAACAGACTTTCAGGCCCGCGCCCGGGGTGAAAGGAACCATAAAGCCCCCAGGGGTCCTGAAAGCCTGGTCCAAACCGAATTCCAGATTCACTTTCAAATATCTCGTCGGGACATTCGCCAGT